ACTGGATGGGCTTGAAGGTGCAGTTCAATCGCCCACCCGCTTGGCCGGTGGTTTGGCCGGCTGGTGCAAAGTAGGTGTCATTGCGGGTCAGAGTGCTTGCGGGATTGACGGGGCGAAAGCCCACGCCAAAGACAAACGTCGCCGCAGTGTCGCAGTCGTCGAGTTGGAATGCCAGGTCGAACACCTGAGCGCCCGCCGGGATGCGAAAGTCAATGGTGTTGGTTGCAGCGGGTGTACCGCCCTGGCCAGCTCCCAAGACGACGCGGTCCGTCTCGAAAACGGTCGATCCATCGACCGACATGAATTTGGGCGCATTTGCCCGTTGAGCCTTGATACTGATTGTCATGATGTATGACTCCTATAAAAGGTAAAAAATTGATTGATGGGCAATGCCCATAGAGCGAGGCCGGCCTATACCGGTCCCCGCTAGTTGGGTTTAAACGTCGCGCTTGCGCACCACGCTGTCAATGACTGCGACACCAAAGTCGGTCATTTCCAGTTCGCCGCTCGCATTTGGCAAAGCCCAGCGCAGTTTTTCCTCGGTGCCCATGATTTCACCGGCCAGCTCCAGGTTTCGCCCAAAGTTGTTCGATGTCTCCAGCAGCGAGTAGCTTTCCTCGGTCGTCTGGTTTGCACCAGAGACAAAGGCCAGGGCCTGCGCTGAAAGGAACACCGAGCGCGCCACTTGGTGAGTCGTGGACAAACCGGCAGCCACTGTCACGTTGCTTTCCGTAGCAGTCAAGCGGTTTGCTTGGGTTACGTGGGCAACAACGTCGCTTGCGTCGTGGCGAATGGCGTACTGCATCTTGCGAATCAAGACGCCATTCCAGAACATCGGCGAGCCACTGAACAGCGGGTGCTTGCTCAGTTGTCCGTACTTCGCACGCTCCATTGCAAGGCTTTGCCAGTTGCGCACGTTGTTTGTGGTGGAGGTATCAGTCAGCATGCCATCCCAAACCAACGGATCAACCATCAGCACGCCCTTGATGGGGTCATCACCAGCAGCCGGGTCGCCCGGAATCTGGATCGGAGCCATGCGGATTGTCATCTCGTCCCACAAGGCGGCCATCTCGTCAACGTGAGCCAGAAGCAGGCGGTCAGTTGTGGCAACAGAAGACAAGCGGGCTCCACCCTGATTAAGGGCTGTGCCGTTGACAACGAAGTGACGGTTGAACGAAGGTGCCCGCACCGGGTTGACCATCATTTCCGCAAACTCGGGGTCGCTTGCCAGGGGTAGTACCCAGTCAGTGCCGTCCTGCTTGCCGCGAGTGCCGGCCAGCAAAGTCAAGGAACGCTGCCACCGGAATGCGGGGATAGCGCGCTTGAGCTGAGCCGTGGCGTTCAGGCGCATGTCGTGAGGCGTGCGCTTCTGGCTCATCTTGCCGCCAGCCGAAACCGGCAGCGTCGCCATGTCCAAAATACAGTCCTTGGAGCTGTACGACAGTTGAGCGCCAACACCTTCGGCGTTGCGGTCGCCCATGACGGGCCTGAGTTTGACAACGTGCGCGCAGTCAACCTGCACGATGTCGCCGGGGCCTTTTGCCAGGTCATCGACGCGCACAATCGGCATTTCTGTGGTCGTCTGCTGCTTGAGCTTGCGCATCGCAGCGTCATGGGTTGGCATGGGTCCGGTCAAGGCGGCCACCGGGGTCGGTGCCTTGGAGACCATTGCGGACAGTGCTGGGGAAAATTGCTTGTTTGCGAGCGCACTGCCGCGTGGTACTGATGTTTGAGACATAGGGTTCTCCTAAAAGTTGGAAAGCCCGGCCGTCCTTACTCAGGTCTGAGGGAGGCCATGATGTCCTCGTCGCTCATGTCTTCGTATCGGGGCCTGGGCGGTGTTGCTGGTCCACCGCCTCGGAAATCGCTGATGCCTTTGGGTCCTTGGACTGGGGCGCTTTCGATTGCCGCGGCGGGATCTTGTCGAGTTACTGCCGGCTTGGCAGTGGTTGCGGGAGTAGTTGATTGAGCGAATGCTTGTTTCGTCCGACGTGCTGCTTCGGTGAACCGCTCGGTAAAGCTCTTGTCTTTCCAAGCTGGATCAGCTCGAAGCTCTGTGTCGTACTCAATGGCTTTGACAAACTTGTCTTGGGCCGCTGGGTCGTACTGCCAGGCAAGCAAATCGGGCACGCTGTCAATCACTTCCTGAACCTCCGGTTTGTAGCTCAATGGCTGAAACTCAGGATCTGGTTCGGGTTGTTTGACTTGTGCAAGCTGCTGCTCAAGTTCTCGCTGACGCCTGACAATCTTTGCCTGGACGGGGAAATCGACCTCCAATTGAGCAAGGTCTTCATCGGTGATTTGGGTATCCACCGGGGCCTTGCCTTGTTTGAGGGCTTCGTTTTCCTGCCTCAACCGTTCAAGTTCTTCATGGGCGCGCTTTTCAGAGCGTCGAGAAGCACGCAAAGCGGCACGAATATCGCCCTGGGGCTGTGCTGGCTCTGCTGGATCGGTTTTGGGTTGCTCGGGCTGCTTGTTGTCTTGCGAAGCGTCTTTCGCGGCTTCTGATCCGGGGTTAGCGGAATCATCTTTGGTTTCGCCGGGCGCATCACTTGCCGCGGGCTCACCACCTGTTTGGTCGGTGTCCGTGTTGTTAATGCCCAGTTCATCCAAAATAGCCTGCTCATCCGTGTCGAACATTCCACTCATTACTCACTCCTTGCCGTTTACGGTCGGTCTACCGAGGCACAAGGCCACCGTCGTGTTACTCACGCACTGCGCTGACGATTCGCTGTGCATGGCTGCCGCTGCGTACACACCCCGCCGTGCGGCGGTCGATGGGGTGGCTAAAAACTTGGGACGTAAAAAAACCGCCTCAGTGGGCGGTCTGTCTTTTGTGTGGGGAGTCAGGCCAATGCTTCCTGCATCGCCTTTTCAATCAACTCGTCTTCGTCGGGTTCGCTCTGGTGTTCCAGGTTCTGGGTCCTGGCCACGACTTCATCCACTTCGGCCGCACCGGCTCCGGCTCGGACTTTCTGGCTTACGAGTTCTGCCTGAGCATCGGCCAGCTTGGCAGCGGCGCGGTGCCGCTCAGCGTTGGCAACGTCCACATCCACCTTGGCGGCTGCGGATTGGGCTTCCTGCTGCATCTTTTGCTCAAGCTGCTGCTGCTGCAGTGCGTCGGCCTGTGCTTGGCCGTTCTTGTCGCCCGGGGTGGGTAGGCCATGCATCTTGCGCAAGCTATCGGCCACGTCAGCGCGGTTGGTAAGACTGGTGCTCTCGATGTAGGCGGGTGCCAGGATCGCAACGGCTTGCTGGTTGCCTCCAAGCGCCTGAATGATCGTGGAGATTTGCTGCTGAGTCTGCTGTCTAAATGCTGGTGTATTTGGAGTCTCGGCCAGTCCGGTATTGATAATGGCGTCCTCAACCCGGTTAACCGGCATTCCTTTTGGATCCCAAGAGTTCAAAATCACAGTGCGGCGAGATTTACCGCTTCCAATGTTCACCCTTAATTCTTCTTGCTTGTGGTCTTCGATGATTTCCCCCACCAAAGCCTCAAAAACAGAGCGCCGGGCATAAACATAGTTGTCGTTAAGCTCGCCCATGGACTGTTCGCCCTGCTCTACCAGGATTGAGTTCGCAATACCCGATTGAACCTTGGCGTTTCCCATCTGGGTTGGGTAGCGGCCTGCGGTGTCCATGATTAACTGCTTGCTGTCGGCCATGACCTCGAACTGTTCTGGCTGCATGCTCAAGTCGTTTCTGATCTTGATAGCGGGGCCGTTCTTGTTGGTTCTGTTTGGGTTTGTGATTACAGCCAGGTCCGGGCGCATGATGGCGTCGGCAACGTCTTTAAGGCTGGTAAATTTTTCGTCCAGGGCGTCGTTGTCCAGCTCGATCTGACGCGCTTTGAGCATCCACTGGATCCGCAGCCGGCGCTCGTGGTACTCGTCTTGTGGGGCAATCATGCCGTCAATAAGACCGTAGGGGCTCTTGTCGCCGCTGTCGCGGAAGGCAAACATGGGGATGTAGGGAAAATTGCGCTTGGTTGTTGCCTCGTCCAAAAGCCGATGGGGCCCGGCGTACAGAGCTCGTCTGATTTGAGAAGTGATGCCTTTGGTTACCTTCACCAGGCCGCGTGATACCGCCTCAACGTGTCGGGGGTCTTTTTCGTTGTAAACAACTCGCCGGGTCGGGCTCATGTGCAGCACGGCCACGGTAGCCGGGACTCGGTACCAGACCTCATACATGGCAATCATCTTGCGCGCGCTGTCGAACCAATTTGTTTTTGAGACGTAGAACCGGCGCTCAGTCTCATAGGCACTGTAAAGCCGCGCGCTTTCGGGCTCTCCAAGGTTGTGACTGTTGTCCAGGTCGTATCGATCCGGCCATCCGGTTGTGCTGCGCTCCAAGATATCTCTGAACTGAGGCATGCCGGCTTGAACTTCATCCAGATCCACAAAGCGCTTGCGAACCTGCCAGCGGCAGCCGTGCAAAAGTGTGGGCCCGCGCTGACCCTCCCAATCCCACCAGACTTCTTCCCGTGGTATGGCCTCAACCCGGTACGGATAAGCCAGCGGGTCGCTCACTTTGCTTACGTGGACCCAGCCCAAGCCACTTTTGACCATGGGCGCGTAGGCTTCGCTGACCGCCATGTGAGCGCAAGTCTCCCGCTCGGCTTCTTTGAGTTTGGCGTTGATAACTTCGGCCACGTCGGCATGGTCTTCGTCGTCGGCCTCCACCTTCACGTCGGTGCGGCTCTTGGCTTCTTGGCCTAAAACCGAGTTGATGACTGGCCGAATCAGGTTGATAACGCGCACCTCAAGGCCTTCGGCTTTGATATCGCGCTTTTGCTCTTCGGTCAATTGGCGGCTGTCGTAGTAAGCATCTGCCACGGATGCGCGCTCGCGCCACATCGGCTGATCAGAGCAAGACCTTAGAAGTCTCTCAAGGGCGTACATGCTGAAACTGTCCGAGCCCGAAAGATCGCGTGACGGATCACCCTTTCGGTCATCGTATTGCTTGGTTGGTTTCATCATGTCGAAAGGCCTCGCTCAATTCTTCTTGTTGCCGCTCGTCTACCGGCCAGGGTGGACCAACATCAAAGACGTGTCAGTTACATGGCCTGAGCTACTGAACAGTTGTCGTCCGGCTTGGTGGATGGCCGCAGCGCATAACTCGTGACAAAACCACTTGTTGTCTTCTTGCCAAGACCTATTGGGTTTAAGGGCAAGCCCAATAGCGCCGGCAAAGTCGTAGTTTTTGCCTACCTGACTGCGCGCCCACTCAAGGCCGGCTTCGGCGTTTGGCACTTCGTAATGCCGGTATGAGACAAGCTTTTGTCCGCGCATCGCCTTGGCCATAGGCTGACGCACGACGCCATGCAGCATGGTCGCGTGGATAGCGTAGTCTCCATCCAGGATCATGGAGTGGCTTGCCTGAGCCCACTTAAAGCGGCTTACCGGCAGCGCCCACCGAATGAGGATGCCGGCCGGGTGCCACCACGGCCGCTTGACAAACGCAACGGTGATCATCAGCTTTCCAGAGCCTGGTCTCTGCGCAGTTGGTCAGCACGCAAGAAAGCCAGCAAAGAGAGCATGACCTGTTGCTTAGTCACAAACTGCCCAGCGATGTGCTCTCCGGTTGCAGGGTTGACCAATTGCACCGGCTCTGTAATCGAAGCGAAGTCAAGGATGTGACGCGAAGCACTGGCGTCAATGTGCTGCACATTGCCATCACCATCGACCACGGCCATTTGCTCCATGTATTCGGTGTGAGAGTCTCCAGCGGGCGAGTAGCTGATTTCGACTTTAGTAACGCGAGGATAGGGCTTGTGGCCCGTGGTGTCGTAGTTGCGTGGCATGGCTCAATCTCCTTTAAGGTGCGGTGTAGCCGGTTACGTTCAAACGAACAGTGCCAGCCGCGCTCAAGTTGGCGTTGAGTGCGGTGTTTGCTGTGTTGAGGATGCTGGTCGGGAAAAGAACTGGGACCGGCACGTTGATCGGCAGCGGGTACCGCTTGCGCTCTGTTGAGCCATCCAAAATAATCAGATCAACTGCTGCCGCGCCTGTGTTGATAGCCCACAGGCTTGTGATGTGCCGCTTAAGACCGGCTCCAGCGGCCGTCTGAATCGACACTGCGGTAGTGGTTGTCAGCGCACCCGAGAACGTCCACTCCGCCTCGGGGATGGCATATGGCTTCTCAATCAAAGCGCCAATCATGGTGTGCATGGTGTGCACTAGATCGCCAGCGGCAGACATTGCCGCTTGGTTGGCGTTAGCAGCACGGCCGCCCATTGCAACCGGGTTGGGGGCTGCTGCGTCTTGGGCTGTGTTTCCGGCAGCGCCAACAGTCCATGTGCCGGATTGACTAGCTCCAGCAATTCCACCCTTGAGAGTCACGCCCGCGCCGGATGCGGCATCACTAGACGGGCGGGAAAGTGCCTCTACCCGCAAACGCTCGTAGTCATAGACACGCGCAAAGCTCATGCGAAAATCGGTGCGCTTGATGACGCCGCCACCGCAGTCCGTCAAGGCAAAGTCTGCGGGCAATATGCGCTGTCCAGCGAACGGCAAAACAAGCGTCAGCGCCGTGGTCGCAAAGTTTGCCACTTTCCACGGACCATCAACTCCGAG